TGTCTTTCATTTTCACTCCATCTACTCTGATTTTTCCCTTCTTAAATAGAGCGTGGTTCAACTCAATATAACCATCTAGTTTTTTTCTAGCATCTACACTACTACCCTCTGCTATTGTAGTATTATAATAATGCTTCAAGACCTTGTTATTGTTTTTAGAAGCAGGAATAGTAAATGACTGACTAAAGTCTGTAAATATCTTACCTATGTCCCTAGAGTTCTGAATAGAACTTGTTACACTAATAGTCTCATCAGGGAATAAGTCCATTCTCTGCCCTTGTATGTATAGCTGAATTATATTCATTTATCTAATAGTGTTTACCTCATTGAAAGCGTAATCAAATTCTACCGTATAGTTAATTACCTTATCATTGATAGATGTTTTATACTCTAGAGAACTTGTTTTAGGTACTACTGGTGTTACCACTCCATTCTCGTGAATCCAAGCATTCTCAGTCAATAATAGTTGTTGTATTACCTCATTAAACTCCTCTACCACAAAACCTGTATTTAATCTTATGCTTTTTTGTGCTTTAAAGTTATATGGTATCTTAGTCGCTTGGTTAAGTGAGTAATTTACTACTGAGTTTACCTCTAGAGTATTCTCTTTGTATTCCTCTTTTGAGATATTAATAGTATTGTCTCTCCTCTTAAAGAACCAAAGGTCTTGTATTACTCCAAACTTGTTTACAAACGATACCTTATAAGGAGTTTGTTTAGGCTCCTCGACACAAATAACATCTAATACAATAGTTCCTCCATTAGCAGTGGTTATTACAACCTTATTAAAAGGTGCAGTAGGACTTGTTGGTGTTGTTACCGGATTGCTATTTGTGTTTAATAAATACTCCATATCTGCAGTCAATATAGTAGTGTCAGCACTATAACTTGTAATATCTGCAGTTATTGGTGTAATGGTATTACCAAAATTATTGCTAGAAACCAAAGTAGCACCATTAAAATAATCTACTTTAAATACTCCATTTTCTCCTGTTAAGATAGGTATGTATAATTGTTCTGAGCAATTATGATATATAGTTAAATTACTTTGCAACAAATCTTGGCTTAATTCAGGGTTTATCGCATCTTGAAAGTATCCATACCCTTTAAATGCTATTCCCTCTCCTTTTAAGTCTGTATCTGTTGAGGTATCATCGTAAGTTCTTACAACCTCCCAACGTACCCAAGCAGTTTGCTGAATGTTATAATAATCTCCTGTATATACAATGTCTATATAATCATTAACTAAGTCCGCAATCTCAAATACTATAATATCCTGACTTGCAGCTTTTTCTTTGTATAAAGTATATGTAGGATTGTTAGGTTCATTAGTTCCATACTGACCTGTATATATCCACAACCTTAATGTTGCACTTGCTAAATTTGCCATAGTCTATTTTTTAAGGACAAGTTATACTAAATCCTAAATCGTTAATTGCTTGTATTATTAAATCCCTGTAATAATTAGGCTCACTTGCATAGGAAACTCCTGCTCTCACATCATAAACAAATTTATATTGACTTGTTAAGTCATCTAAATATTGTCCGCCTCCATATACTCCTGCACCGCTTTCTACTGCTTCTAACATCTGTTTAAAAGCTGCAAATCCTTGTACATTAAATACCACAGGTGTAACATAATCAGAAGCATTAGTAGTTAAAACACTTCTTAACTGTAATAAATCCCCTTGTAAAGTTAAGTTTGAAACAGAAGGATTAAATGAACTTGTACTTGCAAAATAAACAGGCTGTGCTTCATCTTGAAATATAAAGTTTATACAATTTGTCGCTCCTACTACATCAGGTTCAGATGCTGCTATTGCAAAAGTCCTTTCATCAGACCACGATTTCACTTTCACATATTTATCATACTCTAATGGATCATCATTATAAAATTGTACTAAACAAGACTTTAAATTATTAGCTACCATAGATTGCAATGGAGGTAGTGTGCTATTCATAGATCCTGAACTATCAAACCATATATTTATTTGTGTAGTTTGATTAATTACTATTGGTGGTGGCTCAGGACAAGTAAATTCTACTGTGTATTGGTCATTAGGCAAAGGTGCTTCTACTACTAATTGTACTAAATTAGGTGTGCTATTAGCTTTATTTATTGTAACTGAATTACTCGCTTTTGTGCTTGGATCACTTGTTGCTATCTCTCCTATTGGTACTCCTTTATCTAATAAATCTTGGTCATAGAAATCCAAGCCTATATAATTAGTAGTACTTTCGTTTCCATCCCATTTTAAAGTAAACTTAGCAGGCACATCACTACCTGTAATATCAACTGTAAAGTTTCCTGTCTCAGTTGTATTAACTTCATAGGTAACAACCCCTACATCAGTAGCTACATTATGAGTGCCTCCACAATTAACTTGTATTGTCTGCGGAGCAATAGGTGGTACTATTGGTGTTGGTGTTCCTGGTGCTACCTCAATATAGTAAGGACTGCGTACATTTATCTTTCTCATTTCTTTAAGTTGTAAAATCTAGTAAATCGTCAAGATCTAATCCAAAGTTTTTAATTACCTCATCAGGTAAATTGTCAAATGCTTTCTCAAAAGGCTTAGTAAAAAACAAAGAAGGCTTAATGCCTTTCTCATATATACTCCTCTGTAAAATAAACCCTATTGTTCTATAATTACCTTTTTTATATTTTCCTTTCTCATCTCTCAATCTGATCCTCCTAGCTTTTGCCCAATCTGCTAAAGGCTGCATAGGTGGTTTTTTATTTGTATAACTGAAAGGTGTATTATATTTCTTTTTTATTCCTGATACCCCCTGATCCACAAACTGACCATAGTCTGCCATATAGAACTCTAGAGAAAATGAGTTAGGCATAACCTTTAAATCATACCCTAGACTTCCATAGAGATCGCTAGAGACATTCTTTTTACTTTTTGATAGATTACTCCTAGATTGCTGAATAACGTACTTAGCGAACTTGTTAAGGCTATCTCTGGTCTTTTGTAGTTTAGCAGACATTTATATCGTTTTGTATTACCACATCAAATGTAGCAGTCCATCCTGCAACCTGACTTTCAAATCTATCTAAAAAAGGCTCTAAAGTAACATCTCCTAGCACCTGATATAAGTCTCTATGTAATTGTCCTATTCTTAGTTTCTGTACTAACTTATTTAAAACTGCTAATTGAGTATTCAATACATCCTGTTCATTGTTATTTCCTAAGAATATATCTGTTACCTCATCCTTTGACTGATCTACAATATCCATTGCTAGAATACTAATGTTAAACGATAGTGTATTCTCTGAGGATGTAACATTATTTACGATCATATGAGACAAAGGGAAAATAGTCTGCTTATTAAGATCCACCTCTGTAATATCTCCTGTCGTTACAGTATTAACATTAAGATCAGATAACAAAGTATCTTTAATAGTCTCTGTTAATAGATAGAATCCTCTTATTCCTGTATTGCTCATTATAGTTTGTTTTTAATCTTTCTGCTTTCTAATTCGTTTTTCTCTTTCTCAAATGCTAACATCATAAAACATTCGTGTACATTTAGTTTAGTGATATCCTCAAATCGTCTAATATCGCCTTGAGCGAGTGCGTAAATTGATTGATACCAACCCCATTTTGCTCCGAACTGAGATATTGCACTAAATTGCTCTCCTGATTCTCCTCCAAATAACTCATCATAGCTTGCGATAAGTCGATCCCTAAATGGTAAAAAAAAAGTATAGAACTTATTACTGCATCTAAAGGCATATCTTTCATTGTCTCTCCATCTCCTGCTTCGTATTCTTTAATAGAATATTTCTCTCCGTACTTCTGATCAATAGGTCTATATAGAACTGCCATTGCTCTGTGCATATTCTCCCAATCTCCTAAGAACGCATCTAGATCTACATACTCTCCTAAGCTAATGTCATCAAGTTTTGGAATAAATCCATACTCTACTCCATTAATTTTGAAATGTCTTCTTAGATTCGGTTTCTCATTAAACATACCTATCAGGATCTCACATATAGCATTAACATCTGCAAACTTCATTTTCATAGTATCTGCCAATGTAACATTGCAAAAGATCTCGATCATCTTAGATGCTAGGAATTTCTCATCCGTAACCTCTTCTGCTATCTTTAAATACTTTTGATATTGCTCTAATGTAATCTCTGATAATGTATCAGGTATAGTAATTTCTAATTTCATATGCTCGGTATTATATATATAACGTAATTTTTGACCTATTTTAGTAAAAGTACAAAAAAAAAGCACCCATCTCTGAGTGCCTCTTTCATAAACTAACTATTAATTGCTAATCAAACATACTTGCCAATGATAATAAGCATACTGCTCCAATTCCAAATAGTAATACAAATGATATAAAATATATTACATTCTCAGGTTCTTTGTTTATCCAATTTCTCATAACTCTATTTATTAATGTTAATACTTTGCAAAACTTCTAAACATAATTCGCTAGGTATTTTAGATCTATCATAGCTTCCTTTTCTACCTTGAGTTCCTGTTCTACTACCTCTTGGTGCTTTTTGATGTTGGCAATCAGGATTTCCATTTTTACATTCTTTTCTTGGTATCCATTTTTGACTGTTAGTCCAAATATCAGTTGGTTTAGCTCTATTATCTCCATACTGACAATACCATATTGTATGTCTTTTAAAATCTTGCATAAAAGGCATCTTTCTTAGCATACCTCTAGGATTCTCAATAAAAAATACCATCTTAGGATTAATCTTTAACCATTCTTTAATTAATTTTATAAAATGAATATTTACATTGTCACATTTTTTTGCATAATCACTTTTTGGCTCTATGCTATTATTTCTGTGAGTACTACAAGCCGCAATACTATATGTTGTACAATCAGGTGAGGCCCATATTACATCAGGAATAAAAGGCACATCTTCTTTTTTTAAATCTTCAATATCAATATCTAAATCTATTCCTTCATATTTTTTCCAATCTACTGAAAAAACATTGTATCCTAAATTCTCCCCAATTTTACCTACGCTTCTAGAACCTGCAAATAATTCCAATAAATTTATCATAGCTTATTGATTTCGTATTCCATTATCTCAGTCTCTGCTCTATTTAAAACATAACTAGAAAGTATATCTGTTATATCTATCTCTGATCCCTCTAAAGATATGTGTAATATCTCCACTTGATCTGCTTGTGGTGGATCAAAGTAATCTCCATTACTACCCTCAATAAAATCGTATTGAATCTCTAAAATAATGTCGTCTATTTCAATTTCGTACTGTCTCATAATAGTGTCTGTTTTAATTAATGATGCTCAAATATAATAAGCATATTTAAGTTATGAAAGTATTTTAGTAATTAAATTTCAATTTTTAAATGATTTTTAATATAACTCCTTTTCATATTATCTAAATTCTCCTCATCAAACCATTTATAAAACATAGCAAAGTCCATCTCTAAATAAACAACCTCATCCTCTCCCTCTGTTAAATTCTCTGCTCTAACCTCTAAATAGAAATTACCTTTTTTATGAGGCATCCCTAATGTTACTATCTCTGTAATATAAAATTCTCTTTCCATATCTTAATCTATTTCAGTATATACCGCTAACAAGCCAATGTATTGTCCTTCATAATAGTAATACATTTTGCTATTTTCTTTGTGTAAATCTCTTTGCTCTTTAGTGCTTTGTAATGCAGCTTTAATCTTGTCTTTTAATTCTTTTGTCTTCATATCTTAATCCTCTTTTAAATGATCTAATATCTCTTGGTAATTAACTGCATCTATAAAAGCTAGTGCATAGTCTTGTGCTAATCCATTATCTGTTTGCTCTCTGATATGTTCCTCTAGTATCTCTTGTAATGTTCCTGCATCCCATTCTTTCTCTATCTCCATAAACTCAAAAAATTCTAAATGTACTCTCCAAGTCTGATAATTTGTCCATCCGTTGTTCATAATTGTCTGTATTAAAAAGGGGCAGTTTCCCACCCCCTTATTGTTTTAATTTATTTTAAGAAAAAATATTCCTTCTCTAAGTAAACCAATTCTGTGCCATCTCCATCTACATCATCTAAGTAAACAAAGCCCTTCTTAATAAGGCTGCTAATTACTCCTCTCAGTTTCTTAGTCTCAATAGATGTCCACTTCGATAAACTCTTTAAATCTACATTGCTAAAGATACTGTCTCCAGAGATGTCTGTGTTATCTAAGATTGCGAATAATGTTACTTGTTCTAATTCCGTTACTTTAATAGTTTTCATAATGTCTGTTTAAATAATTAATAATACCCAAAAATACAGAACCTAAATTTATGCCACAAGCATTTTATTAAATTTTTTTAATTATTTTTTATTTACCATCTATATCAGCCATATCTATCTGATAGCATATTTTCCATAATTAGGCTTGGTAAGTTTATTTACTATTGAATATCTCAGACTATCTAGTGCGTGGTTATAAGCATCTATTGGTTTATTAGTAAGCTGACCATTCTTGTCCTCTATGTATTTATAGTTTCTCAGCTCTTTGATTGTGTTAATACTATCCTCTGTAACGAATAGTTTGTATCTCCTGATCATATCAATACCGATATTAATAGATCCTTTAAATGTTGGCTTTATATTCCATCCCATCCTATGTATCTCCTCTATTGATTTCGGCTCTGCTGAATCTGCAAATATCTCATCTCTTCTATCAAGTCCTAATCTCTTAAATTCATTTGCTATATCCTGATTAGTCATTCCTGTACGATATATATGCTCTTTCAAATACATATTATCTCCCATCGTAAATGTCTCTACTAAACTTGTAGGGTCGTTAGTAAATCCAAAATCTAATCCGTATGAAACTCTCTTAGCTTCCTCAGGGATCTCTTTAATAGTTTTAAAGTTATATATTAAACTCCTAGATTGTCCTCTCTCTCCTAATCCGTAAACCTTCCAATAGTTCTCGTCTATATCTTTTAATCTCTCGATCTCTTCCTTAATTACATCACTCAGAAATGGATTGTCTCTATATGTAGTTTGGAAAAATTCCACATCTGATCTTGTGAGTACCTGATCATATATCCAATGAAACTCGTCAGAAGGGTTGTAATCAATTATTACTTTCTCAGTAGTTCTGAATATTAATTGTTGCCAATCTTCAAAGTTTAATTCGTTAGCTTCATTTATAAACAATAGATCTCTTTTCCTACCTCTAATCTTTTGTGGCTCATCTAGGCTTATAAATTCAATTCTATTGCCGTTTAAGTAATACTCACTAGCACTCTTGCTATGATACATCTCGCTATAAATACCATAGCCTTTTATAATATCAAAAAAATCCCTCATAACAGTACCTCGTACCGCAGGGAATGTCTTTCTGCATATCGTAATAGTTTTCTTGGTATTCCTATTGCAGTAATCAAATATAATCCATAGCAATATGTTATAGGTTTTCCCTGATCGGGTCCCACCTTGTTCCACTACTATTTTTTTATTCGACTTTGATAAGTGATTAAATACTTTATTCGTCGTAACTTCCCTCATCTATTATTTTAACTTGAAACAATCTCTCGCCCTCTGCACCTGTTATCTCTTGTCTCTCTATATATCCTCTGTTCTTACCTTTGGTCTTTAGATAGAATATAGTAGCTGAGGTACTTCCATCTCCTATTTGTTTATGTAATTGGCTCTCTGCAAAATCTAATGCTACATTCTGTATCTCTGCTACCTCCTTAGCAAATTCAGGATCATTCTGCAGCCATTCATAAAATGTAGATCTACCCAATCCAACTTGTTTGCAAGCAGTCGTAACTACTCCTAAACTCTTCTCTAGTGCTTGAATTACTGCATCCTTTTTTATGTGTCCGGTTTTGTCCATTATATTCCTTTAATTGGTGCTTTCATAATCGGATTAAAATCAAAACTTCTCTTGCTTTGTTTGTCTCTTTTAATAACATCCTTTCCCCATTTATTCTGTAACGCAAAGAATTGTTGCTTTTCTTTTTTAAGATTTCTATAAGTAGAGCAACCTCCCTCTTGTTCTGCTTGTTTTACATCATAGTGAGCAAAGTTTACTCTTAAGCATCCTTTATATTTATGTATATGTTGTAATGTTATATCGTAATCCTCCTTTAATGGTAATTCCTCATCATATCTCACTTCGCTACTTTTTAAATGCGCCTGAAAAGGTCCTCCTATATATTGTAAAGTACCAAAGGGTGTGTACTCTCTGTATGCTCCTTTATCTGTTACGCAATTTAATCCCCAAAAGTGGAATCCCATTTCCTTTGTTACATTAGCTATGTTCTCACAAAACTCTTGTAAATCATTCATATTAAACTTAATTTGAGATTGCTCTTCCCATCTCCCAATATATGAACAGTCGTCATCTATAATAACAATGCAATCAGCATCATCATATAAATTATCTAATATCCAATTCCTAACCCTACATAGATTTCCCTGAGCTGAATCAGGACATACTACAATATCATTCCCATTGGCTCTATACTCTTCTGCTTCACTTTCCCTAACTACTATTTTAACATCAGGATAATGTATCTGTGTTATACTCTTTTCGGGTCTCTTATAAGACGGTGCAAAAAATTTAACCTTCATTCTGTATCTTGTTTATTGCTTCTGTTCCATTTATCACTCTCCCTATCCCTTGGCTCCAAGGCTTTCCATTTGCTCTCTTGGCAGTCTCTGTTTTTAATCCAAATAATGTTTTAGCTTGAATCCAATCAATGTCTGTATCAAACTTTAATATTAAGTAATTACTTTGAGTATCTAGTTCTGTCGCAAAAGGTTTATCACTCTGCTCATTCATTGGGTTATTCATTTCCTGTACATCATCATCTGTATAAGGCACATCTAATCCCCACTCTCCTAGTTTATCCTGATCCCAATTATTAGCCAATATATCCCAATCCCACTCTCCAAATCCTGAATTGTCTTTAATCAGGAACTCCTTTTGTTGCTCCTCTGTTAGTTCTTTTGCTTTTATAATATACACCTCATCTATTCTAGCATCCTGACAAGCCTTGTATCTCATATTACCTCCTAAGATTACATTCTCATCATTTACTACGATAGGTCTAATCTCTAGCATCTCAGGAAACTCCTTAATACTTTTGACTAACTTCTTAAATTTATAGTCTTTAATGATTCTAGGGTTATCAGGGTTTAACCTTATATCTCCTATTTTTACTTTACTGATCTGCATATATAACGTATTAAAATTTATTTGCTTTATTATTGTTTTTCATATTCTTTAATTTGTTTATCGTAATTCTCTTTTACTATCTTGCTCACTTCTGATAGGAAAGGTTCTTTTAATGCTTTTATGTCTTCAATAATAATGTTCTGCTTCTCCATTAAGTCAGCTTTCTTATTAGTCAATACATTTAACCACTTGTCCAAATCCTTGTTAAACTTCCTATAATTGTTAAAATTATCCTTTGCATATAACGCAGTACAGTGATCATATTTCTTGCCTCTACTCTTAAAATATCTCTCAATATCTGAAAGTCTGAATTTCTTTGTATGATACAACAAAAATACTACTAAGGATCTAGCATCTACATACTCTTGTTTCCTTGTATTCTTAAATATATCCAATCCTGATAATTCTTTAACCTTGTCTGCTATCTGATCCGCCTCTTTTATTTTCATAATCTTATTAATTTATAATGTTCCCTCTAAATAATAATCGTCTATATCTAATCCATCCACAAAGAAAGCCTCATATGTCTTAATAGCAGCCTCTACCTTCTGTTCTCCTGATAGATAAAACTCTTCTGAGCAATGATATACCCCTATATCTAAACTCTTCTTGTCAATCGCTATAAACTTGAATTGCTCGTATGTCATTCCAAATAATTGACAATACAAATAGCATTGCATATCATACGAATTTTTATAAGCACTGTACTTGAAACTTTTTATGTCAATAGTCGTTTTTAAATCTACGATCATATCCTTACAAAATACATCTGCTTTTCCTCTAAATGGATAGCCTTTTATCATATCAATAGCAGGATATTCAAAATTACAATTGGTTATATAAGATCTTGCAGTCTCATTCTTATAAAACGCATCTGCTAATCTCTCAGCATCTCTCTTCTCTCTTTTAGTGAATACCTTTTCGTGTTCCTTCTTTGCTTCCTGATATGCTTTTGCGTTCTTACTTTCTACATTAACAAAGATCTGTTTCTCAAATACCTCAGGTTCTAATATCGCAGTATGGAATAACCATCCATCTCTCAATGCTTGACTGCTTGCACTTCCGTACTGAGTAACATATTTATAAGTCTTAGGACTATCTATAAGCATTTTAGCATTAGAACTGCTCAAAGCAGCCTTTCCTAAGTACCCATAATAAAACTCGTCATCCTCCATCTCTTTCAGGATCTCATCCTTTTTCCACTCTTTTCCGTCTAATAATTTAATTGTCTCCATAAATTCTAAATATTAATTGTTTAAGTATTTTATTGTTTGTTATTACTCCTCTGTTGTTATTAGGCAAGTCATACATAACATACCATTGCCCTGTCTGTTTATCATTATCGCAAGAGGTAAAGTCTCCCTTTACATAATTATAATAATGTTCGTAATCTATTTTCTCAAATCCCAAATCTTTTAAATCTTTTTCTGTCATAACTTACTTGTTATTTCTATCTCACATCCTCTAAATGGCATCTCGTACCATATATTGCTTTCCTTTAATAAAGCCTCAACTCTCATTATATCAACCTCATCAAATACAAGTACCCTCTCTACTATTTTAATCTCAGGAGGTTCAGGCTTTTTATATTTCATTGCCCTTGCTCTTGTAGCTTCTTTTTTAAGTTTATACTTGTCAGCTATCTCCTGAGGTGTCATACCTGTTTTAAAATAATCATACTGTAAGTCTGTCATTATTTCTTTATTTAAATGTTGGCAATTACTATCATTATATTGCTTTAAACGCCTTTGTGTTGGTAATTACTACTATAAGGTTGTTTCATAATCCTAGATTCTTTTTAATTTCTAGCTTCTTAATCTGTTCCTCTAATTCCTCTATTCTCTCATCAGCTTTCCTTGCTCTCTCTATTGCTCTCACTTTATCTGCTAAACTCTCAGAGATAATCCTATCAAAAGAGAATCTCTCATCCTCTAGTGCTTGAATGTATCTTAATTGCCTAAATAAAGCATCATTAAAAGCCTTTATCTCTTTACTCTCAGACTTCTTAGTCCACTTTAATATAAGAGATAAGAGCATCTCCATATCTGCATTATTCTGTAACTCTAATAAATTGCGATCTACTTTATACATCTGTCTTAATTTTGTATAAAGATATTAAAAATATTTAATTATAATAATTTATTTTGTAGAATTTTCATACCACTTAGGCTCTCTGAAATCTTGCACTTCTTTATTTCTAAGATCTCTAACGTATTGAATCTCTCTTTCTATATAATCTTTAGCTTTTAAAAGATCTTGTAACTCATCGTCTTTCTTTCCTGCTCTTGCTATGTACTTGACTACATTACCTCTGTTAAAATTTAACTTGTAATCCTGTACAAAGTCAATCACATCATAATCTCCTGTTGATTCGTAGTGTATTGCGTTACCCCTCATTGCTATTAATTATTGCTGCTTGTTCCTCTTTTAATAAGTAAACAGTTTTGTTTCTTTTTTTCTTACTCCATAAAGTAGTATCAGGACAATATAATTCCTTTGTCTCTGTTAATTCGATGTCATTTAACCAAAACATATAATTAGCTTTCGGATCATTCACAAAATATAATTTAACTACATCCTGATCCATAGCCATTAATTTATCGTACTTTAGTTTTTCTAACATCTTAGTCTCATAATATGTTTTCCTGAATTTCATTTCCATTACGCAAGGTTTACCTTTTGGGGTTAATCCTTTAGCATCGTAATGCTCGTACCCATCTCCTGACCATTCAAGTTGCCATCCGTCTAAATTTAATATCTTAACTACTGCCTGTTCAAGTTCGTGTACTTTGTTTATGGTCATTTTATTGTTTTAGGAATAACTCGTTTAATTGACTTATCCAATTTTTAATTTCTTTTGGTCTACAAGTACAAGGCTTATAGTATCTGTGGTTAAAATATTTAGCGTGTAATCTGCATATCAATTCGAACTCTTTAGGTTCTAGTGTATTTTTAGGATCCTCTCTGAACTTTTCCCACATTAAGTAATCCTCCCTACTCATCTTTGTATATTCCATTTCGATCTATTATTATGTTATTTAATTTTTCCTTTCTATCCTCGCAACCGCAAGATTCGTATCCTAGTAAATCGACTACTATTTTTTTAGTAAGCCATTTTATCCCCGTCCAAGTCGTAATTTTCTCTATGATATTTCCTAATCTCATTTTCTTTTTTGCTTTTAGTTGAATATTTTTTATCGTTTA